AAGATGAAGTTAATACATCTGCCATCCATGTGTGTTTCTTCTGCCCACTGTGCCCAACAATCTACATCAAACTTCAACTCACAAGAAATAAAGCGAGTTGTTTGTGCTATATCCATGCTATTTACATGATAGTCACCACCATCTGGGTTAGTAGTCAAGATGATAGTCCAGTCTTTAGGTAACTTCCAAGAGATATACTCCTGAGTATTAATCAAGTCCATACAAGCCTGAATCATTCTTGGGTCAGCACGAGTATAGTCATCTAACAATAAGATACCAGACTCACCTTTACCAGAAATCCACTCAGGTGCACAATATGCAGTACGTCTTGCACCGGTCAATTTAAAACCAGCCTTAACAGCTAACTCAGCTTCCATTTCAGTTACCCACTTAGTCTTAAGACCATCAGGTGTATCTTTACCAATCTGGAATTCTTTAACTGGAAAACCTACTAGATCTGATAACTCTTCTATCATTGCTAAGTTGATCTTAACAAACTGCATACCCTCTTCTTTTGCAAGATTAGATACTACAGTAGTTTTACCAAGACCTGCGTTACCTACTACATTCAAAGCTGTTGGTACTTTACCTTGCTCTTGAATGAATCTGTTGTTGTTAATTACGTGTTTGATGAAATCTTTTAATTCAGCGCTGTTTAATTTTACTTGTGCCATAATGTTTAGGGTTTTTAAATTAGTTTAATTGGATTTGGGGACCGGGTAATTGCTTATTGATGCGGGCTTTAGAAGAAATAACCCAAAGCATTCTACCTCTTGGTGTAATTGTTGTATAACATTCACCATCTGTTAAATAAACCAAGCATGTAAATCTTTTACTATTTTTATTATAGTAATCTATAACAGGATCAAACTCAGTACCACCTCTACCTTGGACTCTTACATCTTTCTTAGGGTCATACTTCTCAATACTGTTAATTTGCGTATCACATTGTAATACTGTAATCTCTGTTCCGGTTTTGTGTATGTGTCTGATTTCATTAAAGAACTCTATAAGCTCATCATTACTTACACTACCAGAAGTATCTATTGCAACCAAGATATGTTTCTTGGGTTTAAATTTCATTCCGGGAGCATCCGGATATCTTTTGTTAAGTTTCTTTCTAGATAACTTAGTTTCTACTATATAAGAGTTACCAGCAAATCTTCTAAGATAGGCCCGCCAGTTAAACTTACTAGGAGTAACTTCAGTGATGCGCTTATAAATATGTGCAATCTCTCCAGGTAATTGACCACGTGATTTCAAACACTCTTCAGCAGCTTCTTTCAGTTGATACTCAGCTTGAGACTTAAGTAGTTTCTTTTCAGATTCACTTAAGTTATCAAACTCTTCCCATGTACCATGCATATCACCAGCATCACCCATCATATTTTGTACATCAGGATCATCTTGATTATCCAGTAACATATTATAATAATAGTTAGTACCGGCTTTACGCTCAAGCTGTAAGTTAGGGAATGTACTTGGTAAGATAGCACCATCTGGAAGATAGCTTGGAGTAATGTACTGATTAAGTTCACAGTCAGCAGCAATATTAAACAACCGCTTGTCTGCAAACTCATCTCTTAAGTTAAGGTGATCAAATACAATGTGCAATAGCTCATGCCAAAGCAAGCCTTTCTTGTGATCAGAACTGAGACTAGCCCAGAATTCTGTATTGATTACTAGTTTGTAATTGATATTGTGTTTACTAACACCAGCAGTTGGAATAGATTCATTCCATTCTTTGTTTAAACCTATTAAGAACATACCATAGAAGGGATGTTCAAGCATAAGTTCTTTCCCGGCCAAGGCCAGTTCTTCGTCTTTTCTCATAGTTTTTAAGTTTAAAGTTTTGTAATTTTATCCAGTTCTTCTAAGAACTGAAATGCTAACTCCTCTTCTTCATCTATAAATGATCCTGTGACTCTTCTCTTAGAAAAGTATTCATTTACAATTTTGATAAAGTGTGCGTTCTTAGCTTTTGCTTCATTTACAGATTTCTTAAGTTCTGGATTTACAAGCTCTCTAATAAACTGATACTGCACATTAAGTGCTTTGGCTAATATATAAGCCTTTCTAATTTCTTTTAAGTCTGATTCTTTCACATCAATTGTGCTACTGGATCACTCCAACCATTTGCATCATTAACACCGCTAATGTATGCTTCTGCCTCTTTTCTAGTATCAAACTCCTTGATACCATAATCATAATCTAATTGCATTGATTTGTGTTCAGTCTTGAATAACTCTTCCCAACCATAGACATCTACAAATAAAGCAGCTGTCTGACTAAATGCATACATTACTTTTACTTTCTTTTTTACTTCCATTACTTTAGGATTTTAATTTCTACTTTTGGATTTTTGTTGTCATACTCATAAGGTACAAATACCGGGATTAACTCATCCGCATTATCATCATCTATCCAGTCAAACTTTACCATTGCATCTTGTACAGCCTGTGCTATGTTAATCATATCAAACTTGTGTCTACTCTTTCTATAGAACTTAAACTCTATATACAATGGCTTAGGAAGACCTTTAGATTCTTTTCTGAATGCTTTGGCTTGTTCTTTCCAATACTCATCAGTAGCAAGCTTCCACTTTCTTGTGGCAGCGCTAGCTATGCTGTATTTTCCTGTCCAAATTCTACTGTTTTTACTAGAAGGTGTGTTACCGGGTATTGTAAATATTTTCATAACTGGATATCTAATATTGATTTTACTTCAGGATAACTATGATCCATTACTGAATCAGATATATCTTTTGATAACTGCAAATATAAAGGTTCTAGATATGAAAATTGATTAATGTACTTTAATGTAGCTCTATTACCGGCCTCATCATTATCAAAAAGAATATAGCACTTCTCATAGTTCTTACTTACATCATCCAAATACTCTTTCTTGATCATAGTATTCTCAGAATCTGGTGCCAGAAAATCTATTTCCGGATACATCTTCTTTAAACACATACCATCTTTAAGAGAGGATACAATAACAAGTCTAGAACTATTAGATAACTGTTCACTACCCTGTACATAATCTTTTACTTTTAAGAATTTCTTCTTCTGAACTTTAGGCTGATAGATTTTAACTAGTGTACCATCTTTCTTGAAGTAACCGTATATATTAGAGCCCTCAATATTTAAGACTTTATATATACCATCCTCTTCTTTAAACATAGTATAACTACTGAGAGGCTTTACGTTATAGTGTTCTAGCAATTTAGACCCTATACCATACTTACTCCAATAACTTTTATCTAGTGTATTCCATTGTCTAAGTTCATATCTATCAATCTTGTATTTATTGTACTGTTTAAATACTTGTATATCATATCCCCCGTTATTGTGTAATACAAACTCATTGTAATCTCTTACAATCTTATGCATTGTATTTAACCGGGTATCTATACCAAGTATCTTCTGTACTAAATCAACACAATCACCGCCATTATCTGTGGAGAAATCTTTGTATTGATATCTATCCTTCTCTGGTTTAAAGTAGATACACATACTAGGAGTTCTTTCACTAGGGTTAAAGACAGATTTAATCTTAATATCTTGACCAGTTAACTTCTGATCTAATCTACAATAATGTTCAAATACCCATGCAACAGGCACTGACTTTATATCCGGAATTAGGATCTTCGTACTAATCATAACTGCAATAATAAAAAAGGGGGACCATATAATCCCCCTTTTATATAATAAACTTTAAAACTTAAAAGTCAAATCCTGTAGATGTATCAGTATCAGTCTTAAATGGATTAGTATCACCAAATGATTCTACTACTTCCACTTTAGCTTTCTTGATATGCAATTCAGGATTGTAAGCAATTAACTTACTTGGGCTTGCAGCTGCTGATTCCATAGCATATGCGTCTTTGCTAGACTTTGGCAAGAACAAATCATAGTTGATATAACCATTCTTCTCATACTCTTTACCATTAACACACATCTTAAAGAGACTGCCATCAGAGATAACATTGTTAGCTCCTTTTACAAAATCTTCAATTGTTGCAAATTTACCATCTGCTTCTTCAAACCATTCAAGTTTATTGCTTGCAATACACAATTGCTGAATAGCACGGAGAATACTCAAGTCACGGCTAATCTTGATACCGGTCTTAGTTTCACCATCAGAAAAAGGATAAAAGCCAAACTTAACTTTACCAATCTGACCTTTGTAACGGGGACCAGATGGCTTGTCTTTATCTACTAAGAATCCTTCAAATTCAGAACCCATATCAGGTCCTTCTACATTCAAAATCAGGTGGTAAGCACCTGCTTTGTAACTTACACTCTCTAATGCAATAGAGTTAATTTTCACGGTGTGTTCACCGGGGCTCAGGGTTTTCTTTGGCGAGCTACTTGTAGCTTGCACGTCTTTAGTACTAATCATGGTTATTAATTTTCGTAGTTAATTATTGCTTGTTTTACAAATTCTAAATCATTGGGAACTTCAAAAGACTCAAACATTCCGGCTGGAGACTTACATGTATTCTCACCATTGTTCTGGGTCTCAAATACATAGCGCATACCATTATCTTTATCTTTCTTTACTTTACCAAATAAAACTATAGAGAATAGTCCCTCCAAAGTTAAACTGTTATCTACCAATTTACCAATAGTCTTGGCCTTAAATTTTCTTCTGCCTTCTAAGTCTTGAGACTCTTCTGCATGAGTTAAGAAAAATACATATAAGTCATCACGCAGTGTAGTTGGAAGCTTTGCAATTGTTGCAATACTCTTAGCAATACTGGTGAACTTATCAAAACCTTTCTCTTCTGCTCTATCAAAATACTCAAATGCTGACATGTACTGAAAATCATCTATGATGATATTCTTAATCTCAGGTCTCTTCTCACTTACATACTTAAGACAGGCTTCAATTTCTTTAGCACCGGCTCTAGTGTACATGTTACCAGACTGATCTTCTCTACTCCAAATCTTGTACTTGGTCTTCCATCCTTTAAATGGAAGTGGTTTGTTTGCTACGTTAATAATAAATGTTTCTTTTGGGTCCAGGTTAGCAATACTTGTGCTTTTACCTGCACCGCTCTCTGCGATAACTAAAATGCTCTGTGCCATATTATTTTGATTTTATAATTTCATTTAACCACTGCTTGTTACTAACAGGCTTCTTAAGCATGATAGCAGCAAGATCTCTAATTGTAAGCATATTAAAGGGCTCATCTGTTGGACCTAAGTCTAGAGTTGGCAATTTAATTTCTTTCTGAGTTTGTGCAACAGGCTGCTGCACGACTCTAAGTTCTGATACAGGAATCATGTATCTCTCTTGAATACTTTCTGTAGCTTCAATTACATCATACTCTGTTCTCCAGTGTGGATTAAATACCCACTTGTACAATGTTCTCTTCTGATCTTCAGGAATGTATTCACTGCTAACAAACTCAGTGTAAATGTTCTTAGGTACATCATAATACTCTGCTCTCTCTATCTCAGAGGCAAAGAATGTAATGTGCTTCTCATCTTTCATAGCCGGTTTATAGGCCATCTTTGGAATAAACAAAGGTTCAGATACACTCTCCTGCATGAATTTTTCCATTTGGAACTCATACAAGTCTTGTATCCTTTTCTTTCTTTCTTCCGTTGTAAGTTTCTGTTTTGATTTTGTGCTTATCATACGGTTTTTATTCTTCTTTCTTGTGTAGCGGGTGTCTCCATTTCTGTGACACTCATTTTCTCAAACTGGGCCTTAAAGAAAGACATCCGGTTATCACCATTTCTTGCTTTAAGAAAGTGCATAACAAGAGTCTTATCATCTTCAATGATATATCTATCAGGTCCGTAATACTTAATCTTTTGTTTAGCGGGTCTATTAAGACCTACCACTAAGTCTGCGTGCTGTAGTAGAGCATCACCACCAAAGATATCAGAGTCAAGTATGTAGTTACCATACTTACCATCTTCATTTCTCTCAGGAGATTCTACACTTCTGTTTAACTGACTCAGTACTATCATTGTAATTGGGTATATCCGTTTTATCTCAGTAAGCATCTCACCAAATTCATATAACATCTCGTATTTGTCTTTATGATATGGGGCTTTCTTTAATAGAATACTGTGGTCCAATGTAACAATAGTCTTAGTCTGATACTCATTAATGTACTTGTCTACTATATTGCGCATCTCATTTACAGTGCAAGGTTGCTCAACAGTGTCAATTGGGTAATGTACTTTCTGTTTAGCTAACTCATAGCATTGTAATAGTTCTTCATTGCTTAATTTATTTCCTTCAGCACTACATAGATACTTATATGTTTTACCTAAGCTTGCGCTAAAATCTCTTAAGCAAGAAGTTTGCATAATCATCTCAAAGCTGAACTCTAATACTCTAAACTGAGTATCAGGATTAAGAGCAAAGGCTTCCCTGATAATCTGATCTTTAATCAAAGTTTTACCTGCACCTGGTCTT